GGCTACGGCTCCGGCTACGGCTCCGGCTCCGGCTACGGCTCCGGCTCCGGCTCCGGCTACGGCGAAGATTATCTTCGATGCCTCGCCGATCCTGCAAAGCTCGTCGAGCTCGAAGAGCAAGGCGCGGTTGTCGCCTTCTGGCGCTCCGACGCCGCCGGCAAACCGTCGAACGGCGGCAAGGGCACGCCGCGTCACGTGGGCGAGATCGAAACTCTCGTGGGGCCATTGAAGATCTGCTCGAAGAACGCCCTGCACGCGACATTCGAGCCGTGGAAGTACAAAGGATCGCGCACCTGGATCGTGGCGCTTTATCCGCCGATCCAGCAGCAGGATGACAAGTTCGGCTCGCTGAAGCGCGAGATTTTAGCCGAGGTCCCGGATTTCGGGAATTAAGGGAAAAGACCGGGCCGGAGGCCCGGAAGAGGGGGCGGCCGAGTCTGCGAGGCGCGGCCGAAGTGGAAGTGGATGCCGGATCGAATCATACGTGAGCGGATGTTGACCTCGGAAACGCTCGGGAGCGTCGGGGATTTCGCTGAGCGGCTGTTCTGGCGCCTAGTCGTGGTCGCCGATGACTTCGGCCGGTTCGCGGCGCAGCCCGCGGTCCTGTTCGGACGCACGATGCCGTTGGTGGCCGGCGCGACGATGCGGCGCTTCGAGCATGCGCTGTTCGAGCTGGTCGCGGTCAAGGCGATCGCGCTCTACGAAGTAGGCGGCAAGAAGTACGGCCATTTTCCTAATTTCGCCGAAAGCAACCGTTCGCGCGCCACGACTAGTAAATACCCTTCGCCGGAGCTTGCTGACGTATGTTTGCAGCCGTCAGCGAATGATTACCGATCTGAACCAGATCAAAAAACCTACGCGGCTCCGAATACGAATTCGCATTCGAAGACGAATCCGGATCCCTCTTTTCCGGAAGGGGAGCGCGAGGGGAAACCAAATCTTGGGGGCGATCTATCCGCGGACACTAGCGAAGCGCTTCCGAGCGCGCAGCGAGCGAAGGAGTCTGCGACGCGCGTCGATTTCCCGGTTTTTTGGGAAATCTATCCCAGAAAGGATGGGAAACAATCGGCGCGCGAGGCCTGGGCGAAGCTCGAGCTGGAAGAGCAGGCGGCCGCGATCGCGGATATCCCGTTACGGATCGAGGCGAATTGGACCGGGCGCGAGATCGACAAAATCCCGCATGCGGCGACTTATCTGAACCAGAAGCGCTGGCAGGACGAGCTGCAGCGCGCAAGTCCGCCACAGCGAGCGCGGCCTTCGGGGATCCAGACTTTACTGGAGATGGGAGAAAGACTACGTGAAACCGAGCGAAATCGCGACCGAAATACTCCCGCGGATCAAAGGCTGCTGGTATCGCCAGCCGATCGATCCCGGAACGATCACGGTCTGGGCCGAGGCGCTGGCGAACCTCGAACTGCTCGACGCGAAGATAGCGCTGATGGATTTCCTCCACAGCGCGCTGCCGGAGCCGCCGACGCCCGGGATGATTCGGGAAGTGGCGCTGCGGTATCGGGACCGCCGGCTCGAGGCGGAACGCCGCTCAAGGCGGTTGCTCGCGGAGCCGGCGCGGACGCCGGAGGAGATCGCGCGGGTCCGGGAGATTCTGAAGCCATTTATCGGGAACGTCGGGCGTTCGTGGCCTAAGGACGAGGCAGCCGGCGAAGCGGAATTAAATCAGGAGGAGCGGGGCAAAACGTCGGGCGTTCGTGGCCTAAGGACGAGGCAGCCGGCGAAGCGGAATTAAATCAGGAGGAGCGGGGCAAATGAGTGAGGAGCAACCCAATTTTTCGCGGACGACGCTGCTGAATCTGGGCGGCGGCGCGATCGTCGAGCAGTTCGACGATCAGCTTTCGCGGGTGATGGCGAATATCGACGATTTGAACGCCGACGCCAAGGCCAAGCGGACGATCACAATCGAAGTCAGTTTCGAGCCGGATGCGACGCGTCAGGCGCTCACCGTGAAACATAGCGTCAAGACCAAGCTCGCGGCGGGCAAAAAGGCCGAATCGACGATTTTCCTGGTGCGCGACAAGACCGGCGAGATGTTCGCCGTGAACAACAACGTGCATCAGCCGGAACTTTTCAAAGGCTAAGAAGACTAGCGAGCTATAAAACGCGCAGGCGGCGATTACAGGAGAAATCGATGATTCATGAGGCGCTGGAATATCTGGTCGGGCTTGGCGCTCGCGAACCCCACCGGGAGGCGATTGGCGGGCTCGAATATACCGACCGTGAACTTAAGCGAATAACGCCGCCGCGCGCGTCCGCGCTGAAATTTGCGCGGCTACAAGGGTTCGTGGACCATATCAAGCTGGTCCCCGACGAAAAGGAGCGGGTCGCCGGGCCGACGATGATTCACGTCGAGTCGCCGACGAAAGTGAGTTTCGTGACCGCGCTCGACAGTGCGTATCGCGACCGGGAAGTGATCGCGGTGGCCGAGTATGGGCTCGCGACCTTCGCTTTTCGGGAATTTATGATGCCCGAGAATTTTGTGATCGCGGTCATGACCAGCATCGCCGATGCCTCCGATCGCGCGCGGCTGCTGCAGATCGTCGGGAATATCTCGTCGGACTTGGTCTCGACCTCGGCCGACGACGGCATCACGCAGACGGTCGCGGTCAAGACCGGCGTGACGCTAGTGAACAAGAAGACCGTCGAGAATCCGTTCAATCTGCAGGTCCATCGGACGTTCGCCGAGGTCGCGCAGCCGGAGGCGCCGTATATCCTCCGGGTGCGGCAATCAGGGCCAGGCGCGCCGCCGACAGTAGCGTTGTTCGAGGCGGACAATGGTGCGTGGGCGATTGATGCGATCGCCAAAATCGCGGAGTGGCTCGAGCTGAAAGTCGGCGACGTACCGGTTTTGGCCTAGGAATCGACCGCGCCGGAGACGCGGTGTGAAGCAACTCGGCAGCCTGGCTTCGACCGATTGTCCGGAATCGTGCACCGCGGGCCTGTCGCATGGCCGATGCGGCCACAGCCATCGGTTCGTTACGAAAGATTCGCACGGCGGTGATCAGACGGAATGGCCGGAGGATTTGCGGATCAGGGAGTTTCCCGGGTGAGCCAAAGACTGCAATTAGTTCGCAAACCGTCGCCGGAGCTAGATCGTTTGGGTCGCGCGTTATTCGATGCGGCGGTTTATACGCTGATCGCGATCGTGAGATCCGCGACTGCCAAAAATGGCACTCAGCTTCGAGATGGGCGGTCAGAAAACGTCCGTCCACTTCGGCGGGGTTCGTCAGGATTACCTGGCGGTGGTGGGGATCAAGGAGGTGCGGCTTTCATGAGGTACGCCGAGAACACGGAAGTCAGTGTGGCGCGGTCGAAGGCCGAGATCGAGGAGACGATTACGCGGTTCGGCGCCGATCAATTCGCCTCGGGTTTCGATGCAAAAATGGCGAATGCGGTCGTCCAGTTCGGAATCAAGGGGCGCGTGATCCGGTTTATCCTGCCGCTGCCGGGCGACGATGACCCCGCGGTGAAATTCAAGGTCTCGCCATATTCGCATAAGCGGGTCGAGCGATCACTGGAGGAAATTCCGGCGGCGCGCGAAAAAGCGTCGCGGCAGAAGTGGCGCGCGCTGGCGATCGCGATCAAGGCGAAGCTCGCGGCGGTCGAGGCGGAAATCACGACCTTCGACGAGGAGTTTCTGGCGCATATCGTCGTGCCGGGGACGAATCAGACGGTCGGCAAGCACATTTTGCCGGAAAGCGCGCAGTTGATGGATCGGCATGGGCCACCGCCGTCGCTGCTGACGTTTCAAGGGAACGGGTAAGGCCTGTGAAGATCGTCGAAATTCCGGTCGAGCGAATCCGGCCGTTTCCGAATCAGCCGCGCAAGTATTTCGATCAGGATGCGCTCCGCGATCTGGCGCGCTCGATCGAAAGCGCCAGACAGATGGTCGAGATCCGCGTCAGGCCACTGGCCGGGAATCCCAAGCACGACTACGAGCTAATCGACGGCCAGCGGCGCTGGCACGCCCATCAGCTGATCAAAAAACCGACGATCCGCGCGATCGTCGATGAAGTCAGCGACGAGGACGACCAGTTCATGCGCAGCGTGGTCGCGAACTTTGCGCGCGCCGATCATAGCGCGATTGAAAGCGCGCAGGCGATCGGACGGCTGAGGAAGCATCCGAGCGTCACGGTGCTGGCCAAGCGCCGCGAGCAGGATGAGAAGATCGCGGCGATTCTGGGTCGGTCGGTCAGTTGGGTTTACAACCTCGAATTACTGCTCAAGCTGAGTCCCGAGGTGCTGGTGCTGATGGCGCCGGAACGCCCGGAGGAAAAGCGGTTAAGCCATCTGCTGGCTACGCTGCTGGTCGGCTTCGATGCGCCGCTGCAAAAGCGGCTGGCGCTGGAAATCCTAGATCGCGGATTGACGCTACGATCGGCGCGGCACTTCGTGGACGATTACGTGATGCGGTCCGGTGCACGCCCCGCTGGGACAAATCGGAACCTTCCTAATCGCCGGTTTGGCCGCTTCGTAAGTTCGCTTACCATCATCGGGCGCGAGGTCGAGGGCATCATGGGGATGCCGCTGCCGGTGTTTCGCGAGGTGATTCTCTCGCGGCCTTACGGCGATCGTGAATCGGCGCTGAACCGGATCGACGGCGCGATGGCTCATCTGCGGGAATTGCGCCAAGCGCTCAATTCGATGCTGCGCGTGGAAATTCCGCAGAACGGAGAAAGGAGGATCGCAAATGGCTGACGTACTGAAGGTCCAGGAGTTGGCGGATTATCTGCGGGTGCATAGCTCGACGATTTATCGGCTGCTGAAGCATCGGACGCTGCCGGGGGCGTTCAAAATCGGGTCGGAATGGCGGTTCAACCGGGTGCAGGTCGACCAATGGATGCTCGAGCAGGCGCGAAAGTGAGCGCAGCGATGGCGATTGCGTGGCCGCGGGAGAACAAGTACGGGGCGAAAAAGGCGTCGTGCCGGAAGGCGCATCGGCACGATTCGGTCAAGGAAGCGCGGCGCTGCGAGGATCTCCATCTGCTGCAGGCGGGAGATCGGATTCGCGCGTTGGTGGTGCATAAGCGGTATCGGCTGGAGGTCAACGAGGAGAAAATCGCCGACTATGAGTGCGATTTCAACTATTGGGAGGTTAAGGACCAAGGCGAGCCGAAGCGCGAGGTGTGGGAGGAAGTCGTCGAGGATTGCAAGGGCGTGAAAACGGCGGTTTATCGACTCAAAAAGAAGCTGATGCACGCGATTTACGGAATCGAGATCCGGGAGACGTAAGCGCGATGGAGGCGGAGGTTGGAGGCGATGGAGATCGAGGGTTTGCGGCGGGAGATGGCGGCGCGGCTCGGAATCACGATCGCGCCGGGGCGGGCGGTCGATAGCCAGGCTTTCAAGCGATCGCTGGGCTGCGAGCTGCTGCGCCGGCGCGGGCTGACGCGCCCGGAGATCGGCGCGGTGCTCCAGCTCACCCGTCGTGGGGTGGACAATGGATTGCGGATCGTGTCGTCGCGGCTGCGATCGCGGGCGTTCGCGAGCTACGTCGACGAGTTGAGTATCGATCCGCAGGAGTATTATTTCCAGATGGTGCTGGGGGATTGGTTATAGGCATGCCAACGCGCTCCAAGCGGCCTTGTGCGGCGTCATTGTGTCCCGAATTAGTCGACTCTGGGCGGTTCTGCCGGACGCATCAGGGAGAAGCCTATCGGCGGCAGGATGCGAACCGTCCGGGGAGCACGGCGCGGGGTTATGGCGCGTTCTGGCGGCGGCTACGGGCGGCCGTCCTGCGACGGGAGCCGTTGTGCCGGGCGTGCGCGGCGGCCGGGCGCGTGACGGCGGCTCGCGAGGTCGATCATATCGTGCCGCGGCGCGCCGGGGGTCCGGACGCATCGAGCAACCTGCAGGGGCTCTGCAAACCGTGTCACTCGGCGAAGACGATGCGCGAGAGCATCGCGAGACGGCATCCGGAGGGGGATGTCGGATGTCTGGGCGGGAGGCAATCGTGACCGTTGCACGGGTCCAACATGTATCGCCGCGAAATTCGATAGGGGTAGGGGTCCGGAGATAGACAATGCCAGCGGGACGACCTCCAAAGCCAACTGCGCTTAAGCTGCTAACCGGGAATCCCGGGAAGCGGCCGCTCAAGATCGAGCCGATGCCAGCGCGCACAGATCGCGTGCCGACTCCGCCGCGAGCGCTGAATAAGGGTGCGAAGCGCGAATGGCGGCGCGTCGCGGAGATTTTGCATGAGGTCGGGATACTCACGCTAGCGGACCTGACGGCGCTTGAGCGCGATTGCCGATGGTACGCGCGCGCGGTCGAAATCGATGAAAAACTCGATATCGAGGGCGCGATATCTACGTCGTCGAGCGAGAAAGGCGGGACGACCGAATATCTCAATCCGCGCTTTGTCGCGTCGAGCATGGCCTGGAAGCACGTTGCCGAGGCGGCGGCCAAGCTCGGGCTCGACCCGGTCTCGCGCGTGAAGCTCGCCGTTCCGAAACGCGACACTAAGCCAGTAGACCCGGGTTTTAATGCCGCGCCGATCCAGGGAAAAGCTTCCGGCCGGTGACCTAGCGGTCGGATTCTTTGAAAGCTACCTAAAGCAGATCAAGGGCGAATGGGCGGGAAAGCCGTTCATCCTGGCACCTTGGCAACGCGATCAGATTATCAGGCCGATGTTCGGCAAACTCCGTCCGGACGGGCTTCGACAATTCCGGACGGTTTTCGTCGAGGTCCCGGTCGGTAACGGGAAATCGACGCTCGCAGCCGGGGTTGCGCTCAAGCTCATGTTTTACGATGGCGAGCCCGGCGCGGAGGTCTATTCGGCGGCGGCCGACAAGGACCAGGCGCGGATCGTTTTCGAGGTGGCCAAGCAGATGGTCGAATCGGAGCCCGAGCTCCGCGGCCGCGCGGAGATTTTCAAGGATGCGATCGCGGTCCCGGGCTCGGGCTCGGTCTATCGAGTGCTCTCGGCCGATGCGTTCACGAAGCATGGCTATGATGCTCATGGCGTCATCTTCGACGAGCTTCATGCGCAGCCGAATCGCGAGCTGTGGGACGTCCTCAACTCGCGGACGCGATCGCGGCGCCAGCCGCTCATTTTCGCGATCTCGACGGCCGGGTTCGACCGGCATTCGATCTGCTACGAGGTTTACGACTACGCGGTCAAGGTGCGGGACGGGATCATCAAGGATCCGACTTTCCTGCCGATCATTTTCGAGGCGACGAAGGCGGACGACTGGAAGTCCCGCAAGACTTGGCGAAAGGCGAATCCGAATCTAGGGGTCTCCGTCAAGCTCGACCATTACGAGGAGCGCTTTCGGCGGGCGTGCGAGATCCCAGGCTATGAAAACACCTTCAAACGCCTCTATCTCGACCTCTGGACCGAGCAGGCGAGCCGCTGGATCCCGATGGAGGCGTGGGACGCGGCCGCAGGCGAGCCCGGCGAAATGCCGGCGCCGGGCGCCGAGTGCTTCGGGGGGCTAGACCTGGCCTCGACAACCGATATCGCGAGTCTCTGCCTCGACTTCGTCGATGCGGACACCGGGGACCATCGGTCGCGCTGGTGGCATTGGATCGCGTCGGCGAACGCGCACAAGCGCGAGATTCGAGATCGAGTTCCCTATGTCACGTGGGCCCGGGATGGCTTTATCAAGCTGACCGAGGGCGACGTTATCGATTACGACGTCATACGGGCCGATATCGTCGAGCTCGGGAAGCAGTTCAAGGTCAAGGAGATCGCTTACGACCGGTGGAACGCGCAGCAGCTCGTCACGCAGCTCGAGGGCGACGGCTTCACGATGGTCCCGGTCGGGATGGGATTCGCCTCGATGACCGCGCCGTCGAAATTCTTGGAGAACCTGGTCACGGCCAAGCAGCTCAGGCACGGCGGAAACCCGGTGGCGCGATGGTGCGCGTCGAATGTCGCGGTCGAGCAGGACGCTGCGGGTAATCTAAAGCCGTCCAAGAAACGCAGCACAGAAAAAATCGATGCGATTGTCGCCCTTGTTCTTGCCCTGTCGCGCGCGATGCTCCAGCGTGAAAAGGCAAAGAGTGTCTATGAGACACGGGGAATTCTAACGCTCGGCGAGGCTCCGAAACCATGAGATGAAGAAAGCGCTCAAGGAATTCTTCGAGACCGCGATCGTAATCGGTGCGGCCGGGTCGATCGCTTATGGTTCGTGGCTCGCTTGGCGACCAGCCGGATTTATCGTCGGCGGTGTGCTGATTCTCGGGCTCGCGATTATCGGAAAGCTAACCTGACGTGTCACTCCTGACGCGCATTTCAAGCAAACTCGAACGCCGGAATCTCGGCGATCCCCAGCCGTGGGTAGTGCAACTGCTCGGGCGCGGATCGCAGACGACGTCAGGCGTCTGGGTAAATCCAGACACCGCACTGCGCTTCACGGCGGTCTTCGCCGCGGTACGCGTGATCGCCGAGTCGGTCGCGATGCTGCCGCTAGTCGTATATCGACGCGACGGCAAGGGCGGGAAGGATCGAGCGGAGGATCATCCGCTATTCTCGACCCTGCACGATCAGCCGAATTCGTTTCAGACCAGCTTTGAGTTTCGCGAGATGATGACGGCGCACGTCCTTTTGCGCGGCAACGCGTATGCCCGAATCGACCGCTCGACCTATGATGGGCGCGTTCTGGATCTATTGCCGTTGCATCCGGACCGAATCCGGCCGTTCCGGCGTCAGGATGGGTCGATCTGGTACGAATACCGACCGATCACTGGTACGGTAGAAGTCTTTTCCTCGGACGAGATGTTTCACCTGAAAGGCCTCTCGACCGATGGAATCGTCGGCGTGTCGCCGATCTCGATGGCGCGCGAGGCGGTCGGACTCGGAATGGCGTTCGAGGAGTATTTCGGTCGCTTTTTCTCGAACGATGCGACGCCGCCGATAGTCCTCAAGCATCCCGAGGCGCTAAGCGAGCAGGCTTATGGTCGGCTCGTCCAGTCGGTCAAGGAGCGGCACAGCGGGCTGCCGAATGCGCATACGCCGTGGGTCCTCGAAGAAGGGATGACGGTCGAGAAAGTCGGGGTTTCGCCGCGTGACGCGATGTTTATCGAGGGCCGGAAGTTCCAGGTGACCGAGATCGCGCGCATCTTCCGGGTCCCGCCGCACATGGTGGGCGACCTAGATCGCGCGACCTTCAGCAATATCGAGCAGCTTTCGATCGATTTCGTGCGCTACTCGCTGATGCCGTGGATCGTGCGGTGGCAGCAGGCGCTCAAGATGCAGCTTTTCTCGGCGAAAGACGCGAAGTGCTTCGCGGCCTTCGTGCTGCGCGAGCTGCTGCTCGGCGATATGGCGGCGCGCACGGCCTATTATGCCTCGATGCGGCAATGGGGAAATCTCTCGGCGAACGAGGTCCGGGAGCTCGAAGACCTGAATCCGCGGGACGACCCTGGTGGGAAAGACTTCCTCGAGCCGATGAATATGATCGCTCAGGGGGACGGCGGCGCCAAGCAGCCACCGGCGAACCCAAAGAATGCGCCGGCCCTGGCGCCGCCGGGCAAGCAAGCCGACGACAATAGCGAGACCGACAAAGAAGTCAAGTCGCTGCGCGCGGCGTTGCGGGCGGCAGCCGCCGAGAAAGCCCATCGGATTCTGAAGAAAGAGGCGGACGATCTGACCAGACTGAGCGGGAAGTATCCACAGGCGGCAGATTTCACGCGCGAGGTTGAGACGTTCTATCGCGAGCGGTTCAGCGAGGCGCCATTGGAGCACGTCCGCGAGTCCCGCCGGCGGCTAGCCGATGCTCTCGGAACCAACGGCGTCTCGGAAGCGCTGGCGAGCTGGGAGAAGGATCGCATCGTGGCGCTGACCGAGACGCTTTATAACCTGTCGATAAGGGGAAACTGAGATGAGCGCGATCGGAATTCATCATACCGAGGTCAAAGACGGTGCATGGGATGGGCCGGCGGCGAAAGCGAACCTCAAAAACGACGGGACTGAGGCTTATTATCGGGGGGCGTTCGCCTGGGAAGACCCCGAAGGCGACAAGGCGACTAAGAGCGCTTATAAGTTCATCCATCACTTTGTTGCGAGCGATGGGAAGGTGGGTGCGGCCTCTAAAACCGCGTGCTCAGCCGGGATCGCAATCCTCAACGGCGGCCGTGGGGGTGCAAATATCCCCGAGGCTGATCGGAAAGGTGTGTGGGCGCATCTCGCGGCCCATCTGAAAGACGCCGGGGTCGCCGCCGATGATGTGCCGGAGCTGAAGAGCGGACCGGCCGGCCTTGAGCGGCGATCGCTTTCGGTCGCCGAGCTGCGCGTCGATGCGGACGGTGACGACGACGGCGACAAGATGCCGACGATTCGCGGTCACGCGGCCGTCTTCAATCAGCCGAGCGAGGAGATGGGCGGCTGGATGCGTTTTCGCGAGCAGATCGCGCCGGGGGCGTTCAAGGACTCGATCAAGAAAGACGACGTGCGCGCGCTCTGGAACCACGATCCGAATCACGTGCTCGGGCGCACGAAGTCGAAGACGCTGAAGCTCAAAGAGGACGACAAGGGTCTGGCGATCGAGATCAATCCGCCCAAGACGCAGACGGCGCGCGACCTGGTCGAATCGATTCGCCGCGGCGACGTGTCGCATATGAGCTTCGGCTTCGACACGCAGCAAGACTCGTGGGACTACCCGAAGGACGAGGACGGCAAAGCGCTGCCCGCGATGCGGACGCTGCACAAGGTCAAGCTCTTCGACGTCTCGCCGGTGACCTATCCGGCTTATCCACAGACCGACGTGAATTGCCGGTCGATCGATCTCGGCGCGGTCCGAATCGAGGCGGGTTTCGTCGAGGAGCGTAGCGCGAGTCAACTCTCGATCATGCGCGCGCGGCTCGAGCTCGCGGCGGTCGAGTAGGCGATGCCGGTGCAATACACACCTTATCTCGGCCTCCAACTTCTGACGTTAGACCACGTGCAGGCGTTGCGCGGGGTGGACCCGACGCTCGCGGTGGTGATCGGGATTCTCAATTCGTGGATCCTAGCAGTTGACGCGATACTGGCCGCCCAGGCAACCGAGACGACAGATCAAGGACCCGGTCCCCCTAAGCTCGGTCCGTAACCGCACAGTAAAGTCGGAACGCGGGGATTGAGAGCTTGACGGCTGGTTTGTATTTTGAAACGCAGAGAGGGGCGCGATAGGCGCCCGGCACGGCGCGGGTCTCCGGAGGCTTTGACCTGACCAATCGCACGCCGCATAGGTAGTCAGCCCGCAGAATCTTTGAGTTCGGCGCGAGGCTACCGGATCCGAAACACCAGTTTCGGGCCGGTGGCCTCGTGTCATTTCCGGCCCGACGAAGCGGAGGGGCGGGAAGATGGCGACGGTTGCGCGAATCAACGAACTGCGGGAGAAACGGGCCCGGCTAATCGAAGCCGGACGCGTGGTGCTCGACAAGGCGGCGGCTGAAAAACGCGAACTGACGACTGAAGAGGACAGCAATTACAAAGCGTCCTTCGCGGAAATCGGCACGTTGAAGGCCTCGATCGAGCGCGAAGAGCGCCAGCTCGAACTCGATAAGGAAGCGGCCGAAAAGGATCTGCGTGGCGGCCGCGTCGAGGACGGCAACAAGAATCCGGCGCATGACAAGGCGATCCAGGTATCGGATAGCGACCGGGCCGAACTGCGCAGTCTCTACCGGAAGAGCTATCAGTACGGCGATCGCGCTTTGAGCGAAGCCGAGCGCAGCCGAATCCTCGGGATCCGCGGGATGCTGATGGAGACGGCTGAGCATCGCGCGTTCAACAAGTTCATCGCGGGCGGATTGCGCGGGCTTTCGCCCGACGAGATCCGGGCGCTCTCGATGGGCAATGATACACAGGCCGGCTTCTTAGTTCCGCCCGAGGACTACAAGACCGACCTGATCAAGAAGATCGACGACTTCGTTTTTATCCGCCAGCGCGCGACCAAAATGATGGTCACGCAGGCGATCGACCTCGGCGTGCCGACTTTGGAAAACTTTCCGGCGGACGCTGACTGGACCTCGGAACTTGCGACCGGCACGGCCGACTCGACGATGAGCTTCGGCAAGCGCCAGTTCTCGCCGCATCCGCTAGCCAAGCAGATCCTGATCTCGAACAAGCTGCTGCGCGCCTCGGTGATTCCGGTCGAGGACCTGGTCCGCGACCGCTTCACCTATAAGTTCGGGATCTCGCAGGAAAAAGCATATATGCTCGGGACCGGGGCGGGTCAGCCGCTGGGACTTTTCACCGCAAGCGCGAGCGGAATTCCGACCTCGGCTGACGTAGCTTCGATCACGACCAGCGTGCTGAGCCCGGATGACCTCTTCAATGCGAAGTTCGCGCTGAAAGCGCCCTACCGGAAAGAAGCCGAGTGGCTCTTTAACCGCACGATCGTCCAGGTCATCTCGAAGATGAAGGACGGCGACGGCCGCTATCTGTGGCAGCCGGGCCTGACGATGGGCACGCCCGACCGGATTCTGGACGCGCCGGTGATGGAATCGGAGTACGCGCCGAACACTTATAGCACCGGCAATTACATCGGGATGTACGGCGTCTATCGGTTCTACTGGATCGCGGATGCGCTCGACATGACGATTCAGCGGCTGGACGAGCTCTACGCCGCGACCAACCAG